TATAATCGCAAAATTCATTTGTACCGATTGTAAAATTCAAATGTGCATTTTTTCGTGATTTTTGCACTCCGAACGAAAAGCGTTTAACTCGTGTTCAAACTACCTTTGTACAAAGGAATTAAACGATCGGAATGTTTATGCGGCAACCTTGTCGAGTAACATTATGATGTTTTCTTTTATCTTCCGTTTGTCTCGGTTCCACTCGACCGGTTCGATTCCTTTCTCATATTGCGGATAAGGTTTTTCCGGCTTTATGAATCGAAAATGCTTGCAAAGCGGGTAAATGTAGCGATATGTTTTTATCTGCAGCACTTCCAAATCGCCAATCAAATACGCGATATTCGAGCGTAAATAAGTGGATAACGACGTCGTATCTGTAAGGTTTTGTTCGTGTATGATTTCCTCGGTTCGTTTATTCCGCAGGAACCGCGTATAATGGAATCCGTAATACCGGAAATTCGACGCCTTGTATATCGTTCCGCAGCCGAGGCGACCGTCGGCGAAGCTCTGAACGGCGACGATGTTCGGATCAGCTTTGCGCAGCAGTTTGAGTGATGCGGCAATCAACACGCTTTCGGCGTTCTTCCCCAGCGTGTCGTCGATCCACATGCGATTGAGCTCGCAAACCCACGCTTTCGGGTTCGGGTGCGTAAATATCTTTGCGGCGGGGTTTTTCATGTACCCGTAAACGGCAACGCCGAGGCATTTGTCGGGTTCTTCCGCCCGGAACACTCCGAAATTGTACTTTCCGAAGCCGCCTTCGTTCCACTTGTGCGAGTAGTGGTTCTCTACGATCATACGCTTTGCCTCCTCTTCGGGTACGCCCTTGATAATCAATTTCCCGAGCGTGGAGGTCTCTTTCACGATTGCCAGCCCGTCGATCGGCTGGGCTTCTGCTTGTTTCTTACATGTCATTCAGCATAAAGCAATGTTTTTAGGGATTTATAAAATGGTGTTCAAAATGTTTTCCTATCTTTGTAGTCTCTTACCTCTGCACACCAGCAGGACATAGAACTACAAATGCGAAAACGCCGATACGCGACCAAAGGATTGCCCTCGGTTGTGCGTATCGGCGCATTTATGTTAGTGCAGAGGTAAGAGACTCACTAACGGCCGGGGGCTTTTTCATGCCCCCATGTTATGGATCAGTTTTTCATCATCGGCGGTCGTTTTTCAGGTGGGATGTATGGATATTTGCGGTTAGGGATGTAGGTGATCCACGCGAACAGATGCCGCCACCATCGACGGGTATAAGAGGGATCGTGCTGGTTGTAGATCGCCTCGGTTTCAAAACAACTGTTCCCATAGGCGCGGTTGTAGGGCGGCAGGAGAACTTCTATTGCGACCGAAAGGCCGTAAATCAATAAGGGCGCCGGAACGGCCGCCAGCATCCACCATGCGGAAACCCCGAACAGGAGGTGTGCCGCCACCGTACCCAGCAGACAAACGGCGACGATCTCCAGTTGCTGCCGCATGTGGATTTTCTCGTGATTGAGTAGTCGGGCCGTCAATGCGACGCCCTCTTTCACGAACAGCCAGACCAGCACGGTCAATGCCGTGAAGCGGCCGAACGGAATAAAACGATTATATACGATTTTCATCATATTACGGAAACTCTATAACAGGAATATTTATCGATATGGCCGTTCAACATCATAAAGCTCAAAGTAATCAGTTTCGAGCCTTTGGGGATGGCGATGCTCGAATTGGCGGCATCGCCTGCCAGCAAAAGAGAAATGGTCAGGTTATTCTCCAGTCCCGCTATGCATCTCAATACCAATTCGATAATTTGAAGCGGAGCGGATCCTGCCGGAATCGTACTGTCGATCGCAAACGAGGTTTGGGTTCGTCCTATCTCTCGTATATACGAAACATATCCTCGGCCTTCGAGGTAGCTTACATTGGAACTTAATTTCAATGTACTGCCGAGGGTCATTGTTGAAGATGAAATTAGACCTTGCGTTGGAATGACATCCAATTTCTTTTTGTCGGCTGCCGACATCAGGCCGTTTGCCGACCGGGTGGCTACGGCCGTCGATGCTTTGCCGTTCCAGGTCGTTTTCTCCGCGTCGCTTACGAAGCGGTGGTTCGCGTCTTGTGTGATGTTCGAGGCCGAAACAGGCCCCTCAAAATTCCCCCCCCCGGCATATGAGAGGGCGTTCCAGGCAGTGGCGCCATCTCCGATTTTGTGTTTGCGCGTGTCGGATTCATAGACGACCTCTCCTTTCAGCAGGACGGGATTTTTGGCCGTGAGAGTCGCTGCGGTATGTACCGGATGCTGGATCCGGCTCTGTATGGTTTTGTTCATATCGATCAGGTTTCAAAAAAGGTGACGAGTCCGTATATCCGCATCCCCAAAATGAGTGCGCTGTATCATATTTCCCCCCGTAGGAGTTCATACTTTCTGCGTCCCCGTCACCAGAATATTCAGATATGCAAGACTGACGGTGTCAAACCGCAGTTGCTTGCAGCAACTTTGAAATAACTGCGCGGTCCTTCGATGCGTCTTTGGGCATCGCCGACGAAAAGGACTACGCCGGAGTAGAATGATACGTACATTTTTAGTTTTCCGAACTCGTCCTGCCCGGCCCCTCGCCCGCAGATGTTGATTCCTCTGTGCAGATCGAACTTGACCTTCCCGCAATAAGACGTATCGCTGATCCGTGTCACCCACCTGCCGAACAGGGCCTCGACGGAGATCACCGGAAGCCAGCCGCTCTTGTCCGCTTTGTCGGACTCGAACGGGATCGGATCGATGCGTGTCGATGTCCACGACAACTCGTCGCGTGAAAATCTGTCCTGCACGAGTTTGAACCCGCTGCTGGTCGGGCGCAGCTTCGCAGCGCTCGACTTTCGGACTCGTGCATTCTTGTAGTGGAGTATTCCGACGCTGCAGCGTTTAAGAATCGGATCCGCAGGGTCGGTCGCGGGTTTGACGTAAAGCATTCCCCCTTGCACCTTCCACCGCAATGCGGGTACTTTTTCGACATCGGAGGCATAGGCCAGTGTGTTCCAGGCCGTCGTGCCGTCGCCGAGTTTGTGGCGTCCGGTATCGGATTCATAGACGATTTCGCCCTTGAGCAGGACGGGATTCTTGGCGGCAAGTGCCTCCGCCGTATAGACCGGAAGTTGTGTCCGGGTTTGGATTGTCATTTTTGCTGCCATAGCGTCAATTCATTCCGGGGATTGAACATTGGATAATCACCTCGCCGTCCGTCAGGTCGTCGAGTTTCTTCTTGTCGGCCGACGACATCAGACCGTTTGCTGACTGGGTGGCGACGGCCGTCGATGCCTTGCCGTTCCAGGTCGATCGCTCCGTATCGGTTATGAAGCGGTGCGTGGCGTCCTGCTCGATCATCGAAGCCGGATGGGAGGCCGGGTGCCGGTAGTTGTTCGCCCCCGATGAGATTCCCGCCAGCTTGGCCTTCTCCTCGGAGGTGTAGTCCTCGGTGGAAAGGCCCTTGCCCGCGACCTTATCGACCTTTCGGCCGATCTGCGTGGCGACGGTCGTAGCGAAATTCGGATCGTTGCCCAGGGCGGCCGACAGCTCCTTGAGCGTGTCGAGCGCCGCAGGGCTGCCATCGACCAGTTCGGCGATGGCCTTGTCCACATAATCTTTGGCCGACTGGAGCGTCGCGCGGTCGCCGCTCTCGCGGGCGGAGGCCTCCTCAGCGACGGCCGCATCGGTGTGTTCATTGGCTGCTCGAAGGGTCGCGGCATCGCCCTGCCCGCGCTTCTGGGCCTCGTCCGCCACGGCGGTATCGGTATAGGTCTTGGCCGAAGAAAGGGTCGCGGCGTCGCCTTGTGTCCGCTCCTCGGCTTCCGCTGCGACAGATGTGTCGGTATAGGATTTGGCCGAGGAGAGTGTCGCGGCATCGCCCGCGGCCAGCTCCCTGCGGATCGCGGCCTCTTCACCTTTGGCACGTTCGATCTCGGTGTCGAGTCTGCCGTCGAGCGCCTCGATGTCATTTTGGACCTCATTGAACGCCTTCTCGGAGGAGGCTACATGGACGGAGAGGTCGTCGGTTACTTTCTGCACTTTCTTCTCCAGCTCCCGTCCCTCGGCCGTATTGTATTTCCCGTTAAGCTGATCGGTAAGCCCCTCGACCCCACTCATCGGGATTTTGTCCTCGGTCTTATGGAAGAAGCTGTCGAAGAGGTCCGAGAACTGCTCGGCCGTCGGGTACATTCCCCGGCCGAACCATTTGCGCAGCTGCGCACGTACTCTGATTGCCATTCTGTAATCGCGTGATAAGAGTTTTACTTCGTCCGCATGACATAGGCCAGCGTATAATAGGGCGGGCGGTTCTCGTGCGAACCGCCGCCGCCCGTGCGGTCCGTTGTTCCGAAAGGCGTCGTGCGGTCATGCCACGATACGGCTTCGGGATAAGAGTTGCTGCCGCCGCTGCGCCAGCTGCCGTTACCTCCGGTCCAAAGATTCTCCCCGTGTGCGTGCGAAGGTATCTCATCGACGGTGAGCGTGTGTTTCTTCTCGCCGCCCACCTTGCCGTAGCTGCCGTAGTCGGCATCGCTGACGTTGTAACCCACCACGAAGCGGCCGCGCAGGTCGGGCAGGCGGAAATAGCCGCTCGTGGTCGAGAGTTTCCGGCCGTTGCAGTCGTAGGCGTTGTTGTAGGTGCTGCCGATGGCCTTGTAGAGTTCGGGGTACTCCGACTGCTTGAGCTGCTGCCCTTCGCAAAGGGCGTAGCCGTCGGGAATGCGGGATCCTGCCCAGATTTCGACCATGCCCAGCGGCGTGCGTTGAATCTTGGCCAGGGCGGTCTGCAACGCCACGATCTGCGCTTCGAGCTCGGGCAGCGACTGCGCCTCGCGGAAGTCCGCCCATTTGTAGTTCTCCTCGCCGACGCCCGGAGCCAGCGACCGCTCGACGTAGGCCTGCGGATATTCGTACCCCTGGGCCTGTACCGGGATCGCGGCTTGTTTGAGGCACATACCGCCCGAAATGGAGCCGCCCTCCCAGTAAATGACCTCACCCTCTGGAAAGTCCTTTGTTTTCAGAAAAACATAACCCGCCTTGCGGCGCGTGCCGTTCTGCTCCTCCTCGCAGCCCAGCAAAATAGTCTTGTCTCCGGCAAGGTTGCCGAGTACTTGCAAGAGCGCGATGTTGGTCTGCAAGGCGTCCAGCGTCTCGCAATCGACCGGGAAATTCTTGTTCGGTTGCAAAAGGAATCGTCCTACCGTCTGTTTCATTCTCAAATGTAGTTTATCGAAAACCGTTTCGACGCCAGTTTGTACGTGCCGACAATAGCCCGCAGGCGGGAGGCGTCCACCGTGTCGTATAGCGAAATCGGGATGTTCACCCAAAAATCGAATCCGTTGATCCCGCCGAAGCCCCGGCGGTTGATAATAAAAGCCCTGCCCGTGTCGCGGGTCGGCAGCAGGAAGGCCTGCTCCTCCTCTCGCTTGTGAAGCATCAAAACACCCGCGCTCGCTGCCTCCTCCGTGATCGTGATACGCCGCTCGATCGGGTCGAACTGGTCATTCAATACCGCCCGTAGGTAGCACACCTGCCCGTTGTGGGTAAGGCGGTAAACGGTATCGCGGCGGAACAGCACGAAACGGGTATGCAGGTACCCCAGCGGCGAGACCATTGCATAGGCGAGCGTCGCAAGGAGCGGTTTGCGCCAGAACGTCGGCAGCAGGAGCAACGCGAAACGCTTGATATTTACCTCGTACTTACTCATACACGTACCTGTTTATCGTTATCGTCCCCGCCTTGAAATAGCCCGCGACGGGAACATGCCGGGCGTTGATCGGAACGACTGCCGTTTCCCCGTTCGCCGAGGTCGTCGCGCCCCGGAACTCGACGATCTTCACCCCCTCGACTTTCTGCAACTCATCCACGAGTGCCATGTTCGTATATTCGCCGTTGAACGGGAGGTCCTCGATATATGCCCGCACCGTCTCCCGGCACGCGCCCTCGACCTCCTCGGGCAACAGCATCGGATCGTAATAAATATCGACCTCGCAGTTGAACGTGTCGGCGTCGATATTTACCAAGTTGATGCGCACCCCCGCGTCCTTGAACTCGGCGATATATGCCGCGAGCTGCGTTTCGGTCTCCCCGTCCAACCTCTGACGTACCCCGCCGTTTTCTCCGGCAACCTTGATCGTCAACAGCGAAGCGTCGCTGCTTTCGGTGGCCGCCGCATATTTCACCACACGCGCCGCCTCTATGTCGGCATCGCTCATGCCCGCCGTGTCGTAATAGTCCGTATCAGCCACGAGGATTTTATCTTTCATAAAGGCCAGCACTTTGTCACGATACCATTTGGGGCGGTGCGGCAAAATCTCCTCGATACACGAGTTCACCTCCCGCCTGTGCTCGTCGAAAAGGCTCTCCACGATCCACGCGGCGCAGGCGAAAATGTAGAACAACACGCTTTCCACCGACGCCTTGCTGAAATGCGCCGTAAAGCTGTCGCCAGCCTCGAAGCCGTAGGCACGCGCCACGTCCTCGTTGCGCATGAAATCCCCGGCGATGCCGTCTTTTATCTCTGCAATAGTCCTCGCCATTAGCTCACTATAAAATCAATTTCAATTCCCATAAAACCGATACCCCCGTAGGGCACACACGCCAAGTCCTCCGCCGAAATGTCGGTCGCCGGGCGGACGCCCCGCGCCTCGTAACGCCCGAGAACCAGTTTATCGACCACCGGGGCGGTCTCGAGCTCCACGTCCGGGGCAAGCTCGCCCGATACCGGGATGTCGTTTTTGATCGACATGCCGAGGGCACCTTCCACGCTGCCGCTCGTTTGCAGCGCGACGTCGATAAGGCTCTGTCTGTCGAGGGGTTTTATCTTGTTCATTACTCTATCGTTATGCGGTTGTCGTCGATCGAAACGCGCGAAACCGGAACCCCGCACGTTTGGAGCATCTGTTTCGCGTTGTTGCTCCAAAGCGGATCGCCATTGCCGTTTGCCAGTTTGGTAATCTCGGCACCCACGAGCGGGTGTTCTTTCAACTCGCCCCGGGCTGCCAAAAGCACGCATTCGGCAACCTGTTCGGTATTGTCACCGAGTGCCAGCGCGCCGTCCTTGACCTGCAAATCGCCCGTGTCCGGGTCTATTAACATTCCAACCATTCGATCAATGTTTCACTTTTTCATCCTCGTAGTCCGATACCGCGACGCTCGGGTGTTGGCTCGTGATTGCCGGAACCATGACCGGAGCGGGGTTTGACTGCGCCGTTGCGCTGCCCGCCACCGCAACGACACCCGTCGGAATCTCGTGCGTGTGGCTGTTGAACGCCGAGATAAACTCGTTGAGCTTCTGCGTGAGCTGCTCGATCTTTACCATGCCGCCCAAACCGCCGCCGTTGATGACAACCCCCTCGGGACTGATCTTTGCCGTCGTGTCTCGGACGGCAATATCGACCTGCCCGTCCATTATCTCCGCCGAGGTGTCTCCGATTTTGAGGTCGATTTTATCGACTTTCTCCGCAAGGACGACCACCGCCACCGATGCCCCGAGAAACGACACGACGACGTAGCTGCCGACCGCAGGAAACAGCACGACGCCCTCCCCGCACTCTTGGTTGGCTTGCAGGTTCACGCCCACGAGCGGCGCACCCTCGTCGAGCGGGGTGCAGTCCACCGTGCGGGCGTCCTCGTCCACCGCATCGACCGTGCAGACCTTGCAGTACGGTTCTGTGCCTGCCGCCGCCATTTTCCGGATTGCTTCCTGTATCGTCATTCTGCCACTCTCGCCCCGAGGGTGATTTCCTGTCGGAAACCGCTCGGGGAGTATTTTATTACGTTTTTCTGTACTTGATAGACGCCTTTGCGCTCGCCGTCGATCTTGATACCCACGTTGTCGAGCTTATCGACCAGCTCCGCGCCAAACGTCGTAAACGACCCTACGAGACCGTCACGTTTCAGCCGTTCGAGTTCCTGTTTCGCCCATGCCTTTAACTCCGCCTCCTGCTTGTTGTAGGTGTGCAGCGTCCGGGTTTCCCCGTCCGTGTCGCCCACCTCGACCCGGATTTTCTTGTTGTTCGGCATAAGCGAAACCGCCTTGACCTTGATTTTCACGTCGGCGGCATTCTGTACTTTGAGCTGCGTGTCGTCGATAAGGTTCAGACCCGTCGCAAAGACCTGTTTAGGACTCTTGCCCCGTTCGAACAGCACACCCGAGTACAACACAGGTTCGTCGTCCTCGATGCGGATAAACGACCGCACCCCAGCGTGATCTTTCAACTGTCCCAAAAGTGCGCTCAACGTGTCAGCCGTAACGCGGTACTGCCCGATCGACTGCTCCCCGAAAACCTTGTACCCGATGCCGAGTTTTTGATCTTTGAGGATTTGCCCGATCGTGGCGTCCTTGTACGTGAGCTTCTTCGCCTCTCGCTGTTTGAGACGGAACATGTAATCCTCGCAGGTGATCGTCGTCGGGGTTTTCAGCCCGAGAGTCGTTATGAAACCTCGGAAAGCGAATTGCAGGTCGCCGTCGTACCCCAGCCATACCGTCACCTCATCGCCGCGCTTGATCGGAAGCGTACTTTCACCCTGCCATTTCACTTTTTTAGGCAACTGCAAAACGCACGTGTCCGTGAGCGTCTCGATGTCGCGGGTGATCTCCACCGAAGCGACCTTATCGAAAACCCACGTTTTCGCGCTTCTGATCTCTATTTTTGCCGTTAGCCTAAACATTATTTAACCGCTTTTCAAATGCCGTTTAATATTCGGTACTCTTGATTACATAATCCTCGTCCGAGAGTGCCCGCACCTCGATCGTCTGACGATTCGACGCCGTTTCCTGTTTGAGTGAAAACCGCGTGACGACCATACGCCCGATGCCGAAGATCGATAGGAACACGCTCGTCACATCGACCGCCTTGTTTTCGTCCAAGAACTCCCGTATCTTGCGGATGCCCTCCTTCGGGTATTCGTCCACGATCTGCCCGTTGGAATCCACTGCGACAATACCGACACTTATGCTGATGTCATAGTCGCCGTTGCAGATGTACTCCTTGATCGTACCGTTCAGACCGACGAGCGTCGTGCGGACGATGTGTTTCTCCTGCGTGACGGTGACGACCGCATCATTCACGACCAGCGTTTCGCCGTTTTCCTTGCACAAGGTCAGCTCCGTGAGCACGTAACGGCTCTCCCAAAACGTCCGGTCGGTGATCGGCGTTGCGACCTCTGCCCCCTCGATTGTTCCGTCGTGTCCTTTCCACGAGGGACCTCCTTGTTTACCTGCGAGGGGACAAGGTGCGCAAGGGCAACACGAGCGCGACGGGCGACACCCGCCGCCACGAACTCAAAACTTATAGGGGACAATCCGCTCATTACATTGCATAGTTTACGTCGTTCACCGCCCCGGTCAGAGCCTCCGCGACCATTTCCTTTACCTTGCCGATGTCCTCGTGCATGTTGGTCGTGTGTATCTCGAACTTGTCGATCACCTTCTCGATCGTGACGTTGATGTTTTTGATTTTATCCGCCTTGTCCGGACTGCCGCCGATGCCCGCCAATCCTGTCGAAATAGCCCCACCGCCCGAATCCGGAGCGACGACGACTGGATCGTCCGTGTCGCCCGCCTCCGCTTTCTTCTTGGCTTCCTGCTCCGCCTTGCTGCGTGCCATTTCACCCTCGTAAGCGTCATTGAATGCCTTGCCGACGCTGCTGCCGAACTCCGAGAACCCGCCTTTCAGCCGATTGATCGCCTCCTTGATCCCTTTACCGTCGAGCGAAAACGCCGCTTTGATAAGGTCGCCGATAGACCCGAACACGTTTTTTGCCAAATTCCAAATACCCTTGAACGTGGCGACAAACGCGGCACCGAGACCTTTAAGCACGGCACGGAACTTTGCCGAGGTATTCCAAAAATAGACGCCCAATGCGATAAGTCCCGCGATTGCGGCGGCAATCCAGCCGATGATCGGGATGTTCATAATAGCGATACCCACAGCCCGGCACGCCGATACCGCCGCGACCTTGAACGTGGCAAAAGCTCCCGAAGCGATGCCCGCGAACGTCGCCGACGCCGTGCCGCCCGTGACAAGGGAGAGCACCCACGCCCCGAGAGCCTTTATACCCGAGAGCAGCCCCACCGTTGCAAAACGAACGACGGCGGCGGTCGCCCGGGTGATGTTCCCGAGGAATCCGATAGATACCATTTGCCCGGTACGGAGTTCGGCGTTCATGAAAAGCAACTGGTAACGCGCTGCCGTCACCACACGCGAAAGAGACGAGAACACACCCGCGAAATTGATACTCTTTACCAGCGTCATAGCCTTGCCGACGCCCATAATAAGCGGCATAAGCTGCGAGAGCGGAACGAGCGAACCCGCGACCGTTTCGACCCAAATGCCGAAATCTCCCGTCGCGTTGAATATCGAAATGCGGAAATCATCGAACCGGGCTTGTATCCGGGCTTTCTTCTCGTTGTACGATTCCATGATGATCCCCGCCTGCTCGAATGCCGTATTCGTTCCGGAAATGACGTCCGTGTAACGATTCACCTCGTCGATGCCCTGCACCAGAGCCATTGCCGCGTTGCTGTTCTCACGCCCGAACAGTTTCGTAAACAAAGCCGTATCGTCGAGCACGGTTTTGAGGGGCTGCAACCGCTCCGTGAGGGTTTTCGACTTGTCCGTGAGTGCGTTTATATCCACACCCGCCGCCGTGAGCTCCTCCTGCACGTCTTTCGGCAGAAAGCGCCCGGTGGCGAGTATCGACATGACGTTTCGCAGGGCGACACCGCCCTCGGCTCCCTTTTTGCCCGCTTTGTCGAGTACCTGTATCGCGGCATTCGTCTCCTCGAACGATACGCCCGCCGCCTTTGCAGCCATACCGCATTGCTCGAGCGCGACTTTGATCGTCGGCAGCTCGGCGGAACCCGCCTGTCCCGCCGCCGCCATGACGTTCATCATCTGCGCCATTTTGCGGCTCCGCCTCCATAGGATCGGCAAGCGATACCCCGTACTGGTTCATCGCCGTTGTGAGCACCTCGGCGGCAGCTTTCGCGTCTCCGCCCATCGTCTTGCTCAATACGGCGATATTGTCCCCCATAGCTTTGAGGGCGTCCGGAGTTTTGGCAAGTTCCGGGGAGAGCTGCGAGAGCAGCAGTTTGTACGATTCGACGCTCTGCGCTGCCGAACCGCCGAACGTCTTTGCCGCATCACGCGCGTAGCGCTCGATCGTTTTGAGGCTTTCGCCCGTCTCGCCCGAAATTGCCGACAGGTCGGCGAGCGAAGCGTTGAGCGCGGCACCCGGGGCGAGCGTTTCGTCCACCGTGCGCGAGAACCCCTCGACAAACTGCGATAGCTGGTTGAACGCGACAACCTTGCCAGCAAACGAGTCCCATATCCCGGTAGCCTGCTTTACGGTATTGTTCAATGCGGTAACATCCCCCGTAATCTGCTGCGCAGCGGTGGAGGCGTTTCCGGTGATGTTGAACGAATAGTTAAAAGCGTAGTCACTCATTCTCTGGAGTCTCGAATAATTTTGCTAAAATCTTGGCAAGGTTGGTCAGTCGCCTCCCCTCGATCCATACAGCCTCGGAGAAACGCTGCGCCCACTCCTCCTCGGAGAGTTGGCGCGGGTCTATGTGGAAATTCGCCCGGATCAAGGCGCACCCTTTGGCGATGTACTGCTCCCCGTCGTTATCGCTCAGTTGGTACGCCTCTACACGTTTTTTAAGGTACCCACAACACGGTCGAACATCGCCCCGAGCTGTTTAATAACCGCCATGCGTACCAGCGTGTCGGTTTTCATTACCGGATCACCGCCGAGCCAGCAGTTCTCGAACATGACCGAGGTACTTTTCACCTCGTCCTTTTTGGTCAGTTGGTTTACCGCCGACATGGTTTCCATGCTCGGGCGGCGGAAATAACCGACAAACAGGTCGCCGTCATCCTCGACCTCGATCATGTGTACCTTGCGGTGTTCGCCTTTCCACACCTTGACCTGCTCGTCCGACACACCGCCGTTGCAGATGTTGAGCGTCTTTACAGTCTCTCCGGTGTCCTTGTCCTTGTAGGTTCTCACCCCGTCCTTGTCCGTGAACACGAGCGTGCGGACTACTTCGCCTTTGGCGTCCTTGATCTCCTCGGTGTTGTTGTTCTTGTTCATAAATTACTCGATAAAAAGGGGCAGGCAGTCACGCCCGCCCCGGTTAAACTTGCTGTTACTTGTTGTGCCACTTGATATGCGAGGGCACCAGCTCGAGATCGACGAGCTGCCGCGTGTCCCCCTCTTTCCAGTTGCGGGCGTTCTTCTTGAAACGGCAGTTCATAATCTTGTCGGTTACGATCTGCCCGTCCTCGGGGATGTACGCCACAACGATAGGGAACGGTGCGAGGTCTTGCAACCGCCCGGTCGGGCTTTTCGCCTGCCAGCCGATCACCTCGCCCATTGCGACGGTGATCTTGGCGCTCGGGGTTACTCTGCCTTTGGAGTACGAGACCGGGAAACGCCCCGCCCCGTAGTGGTTCTCGACAACTTGGTCGTCGCCGTACTCGATCGCCGTAATTCCGACGACAGGCACGCCCCCGACGGTCGCCGTGATGTCGCCCCACGAGTATTCGATACCGTTGATAAGAGGGATTAAATCCGTTGCTTCTGCCATTCAGCCGATTGGTTTATGCTTTTTTTGCAAAGCCGATTTTACATCTGATCCTGCGCAATACCCCGACGCCTACCTGCTTGATGACGAACTCCAGCTCGGAGGTCGATAACACGTCTTGATCGGGGTCGATTTCTACCAACATGCCGCTCAACTCGCCCGCTTTCTGCATGTCCTCGAGCGGCTTGTTCGCAAGCTCGGTGAGGTATTCCACCTCGTAGGAGGCGAGTTGCCCGGTCTCCGCGTTCACGTAGAGCTCGCCGCCGAGTTTCGGGAGCAGGGCTTTACGGATGCCGCGAACCGCCTTGTCCATAGTACGGACGTTCTCGATATAGGCGTAATCGCTCACCGCATCGTCCATTGTGTGCGAATCGTTGAAATACGAATCGGCAAAGCCGTCGTAAGTCACGAAAAACAGGTAACGCGAGACGTCGAGGTTCTCAACGATCGCCGTGTCGAGGTCGCGCAGCAGCGTTCCGTCGCCGAACGCAGGCAGGTCGATACCCGTCGGGAATTTCTCGACCGAGGCGATCGACTGGTGTACCGCCGCTTTGGAGGTGATGCCCAGCCACACGCCGAGCCCGGAAACCGAGGCTTTCCCCGTGTTGCCCTTGTCGGCGTACAACTGCGCCCCGACACCCTTGCCTGCCTGTCCGATGATGACCGAGACATTGCATTTCCCGGCTCCCGCAAGGCTCGACGGTAGCGACGTGACGGAGGCGACTTTCGGAGCGTAACCGATTGAGAGCGGACGGTCGTATTCCTGCAAATAGGTGGCGATGCCCTGCAACGCCGTGAGGTCGCCCGCATCGAGCTCCTTGTGCCCGCACCACACCGCAACCTGCCGCAGAGAGCCGCCCGCGTAGTTTTGCAGGCTCTTGACCTCCGAAAAGGTGTAGGTGCCGCCCGTAGGCTTGGCGAAAAGACCGACATACAGGCTGATGCCCGGGTTGAGACGGTAAATTTCGCTCAAATGGTAGTGCAGCATCCGGATTTCCCACGCCGCGCCCTCGTCGCTGGTGATGCCGAGTTTCTCGGCGGTCTCGATCGAGGAGCACGCCTGTATGCGGTTCTCCTCCGAGAACCCCTCCGGCAGAGCCGTCACGTAGGCGAGGAACCCGCTGACGTGATCCTGTCCCGCCGCCGTCTTGGGGATGTTGCCGTTGGTGCGTTCAAATTTGATACTCTGCATTCGGCTATCTCTTTACGGGCGTTACCGCCTTGTTGTTGAGCGTGCGGGCATGGTTGTCCGCGTCGTTTTTCTCGTAGAACCCGCGACCGTCTGCCGTCATGTACACGACCGACATATCGGGGTTGCTTTTGAGCAGGGCTTTGCCGACCTTCTGCACGGCGTCCGAAACTTTCGGCTCCGATTTTTTGGTCGGGGTTTTCGCTGCGGGTTCTGCATTGTCGGCAGCACCGCCCGGGGTCGGCTGCTTGCCTCCCGCCTGCGGCTGATCCGTCATGCCCTCCCCGGTGTTGTCCTGCGGGGGTTCCTGTCCGGTCGGAACAGGTGCCCCGGTCTTGTTTTGCGGGTTCTCCGCCTTATCTTCTTTTTTTGCCATAGTCAAATGGTGTTTGAATGGTTTATAAATGCCGTTTAAGTTTCCACACCAGCCACACGACCCCCGCAGCGACGGCAATCCCCCCGAGGGTGCAGAGCAGACGTTGCAGGGGATTCAACCCCCGCCGTTCGTGGGTTTCGGTGTCCGTGTCGGTATGCGTACTCTCCCCGCTGGTTGTCTGTAATTCCGTTTTGGCAGCTTCGCGGCTGCTTGATTCGCCGGATAGTTCCCTGTGTTCGTCGATCGTCTGCCCGGTGGTCTGCGTCTGCCGCCCCGCATCCGTCTTGCGCCGCGTTTGGGTGGTTTCCCGTTTGAGCGGCGGCGTCCCCGTGACGGGATCGGTCGGTTTGTCCGTGTCGTACTCCCGCACGGTGGTCGTTACCTCCTCGTTGCTCGTCAGCTCGGTTGTCGTTTCGGTATCGGTCTGTTCGTGCCGATCGCCGACCGCTTCCAAACTTTCGGTGTTGCTCGTTTCTGTTTCCTCCCCGTAATCGGCAGCATGTTCGAGGTTACTTGTCGTCGTGCTCCGGATCGTCGCATTCTTTGTGCTTGCGCAACTCGTGAGAAACAGGGCAGTCAGCAGCGTGAGGGCAAAGAGAAATTTTGCCGACGGCTTTTTCCAGTCTTGAAACATTCGTATTCAGTCGTTTTACCTGCACCTCCAAAGGGTGCACGATGTTCTGCATGATAATCTCGTTTCCGACACGCACGTTCTCCAGTTCCTTGCGGTTGGCATCCGCACGGGCAGCGGCAACCTCGGCGCGCAGCCTTGCGATTTCGGTATTGTATTTCTGCCGCGTGAGTTTCGAGGCAAGCCACGAGGTGACAGGTGCCGCAGTAATGCCGATAATCGCTAACAACAACTCCGTACTCATTGCACAATACCGATAGATTTCAACCACGCGGGAACGTCGAACGAGGGGCACGCCTTATGCACGCCCGGCAGGTCGCGGTGCCCGACGATCTTCACCCGGGGATGCCGGGCGTGGAACGCCAGCACGTACCGCTTCAAGGCTTCGAGCTGCTGCGGGGTGCGCGTGTCCGCCGGGGTGAGTGCCTTGTTGTTCTCACAACCGCCAGCATACACGATATGCCGCGACACGCCGTTATATCCGGCGGCTCCGTTCGTGATCTCCCAATCATCAACCCACGCATCCTCGTTGTTAGCGACAAGCCGCTCGACACTACCGTCCAAATGAAAAAGGTCGGTATATCCCACTTGCCGCCACCCTCTGCCTCGCGGTTGGGGAGCCGTGTGCCACGCCCGGATTTCGTCGGCTGTTACCTCGCGTCCTCGGGGTGTGGCGGTGCAATGGATAACCAAGTATTTAAGCTCCTTTTTCATTTGTCGGGTAGTTTTGGGATTACTTGTTGTCGCCCGCGCTGGCGGTCACCTTGGCACTCACGATCGCGCCCATAGCCTCGTTTTTGAGGGGCAGGCAGATCGAGTAAGTGCGGAAACTGATAAGGTTTTCCTGCGTGGTCGGGTTGTTCTTCGCCTCCGATGCGTAGGTCTTGACGCTGCCGTTGGCTTTCATCATGCGCGTAGGCGAGAAAGCGATCGACGCCTGCATGTCCGTATCCGCCGGAACAGAACCGTATGCGACCTTTTTCAGCGTGGTAGCGTTGTAGTACGGGCAGTCGTCATACTCGTAGATTTCAAAGCCCAGCACCTTGTTGATCTTTCCGCTCTCGGCGTTATAATACTGGTTGTAGAACTTCTGGTCGTTTTCGAGCAGGTCGGCGACATGGTCGCTGCACAACACGAGGCAACGCCCCGCCTTGGGCACCTTGTTCTTGTCGAACAGCTTTTTGAGGCGCACGATGTCCTTGCGCGTCATAATCTTGCGACCCTCGGACGCCTCGCCGCTCGTGAGGATCACGGGAGTTGCCGTGCTGTTTTCGTTCGGGGCGATCGCGTGAATGGCTCGGGAGTATTTCTTCTCCGAAATAGCCTCCTTGTGGCGTTCGATAACCGTCGCCTTTTTGTCGTAAGAGAGCGAATACAGCTCGTCGTCGGTGATGCGCGTCGGCTTGGTCTGATACTTGTCGAGCGTCACAGCCTTGTCGCCGTCCTCCAGTTCCTCGATCTCCAGCGGGTACGAGGTATTGTTCACCAGTACGGTAGGATCGCCGCCGATATTCACGAAATGGATCACGTCTTTTTCGACATACTGGTCGAACGAGCGGATTTTGCTGTACCAGCCCAGCCCCTCGGGATCGGTGCGGAACGCTTTAATCATAAAGCCCGTCCACGCCTCGGTGTAAAGTCCGGCGCAGGCAGCCCCCGAGGGCATGAAACCGCCGCACAGCCCGGACAGGAAAGAGACGCCGTTCACCGCCAGCACACCGTACACGGGCTGAACCCCGAGCGCGGAGGCTCCGACAGCTCCGGCGGCGCAATTCACGGAAATCGCGCAGATAAAGCCCATAAGGGCAAAAAGAAACTTTTTCATTCTGTTAGAAAGGTTTTGAGTGTTACTTGTCGATCTTGGGGACATAGCCGAACTCGGCTTTGAAAAGTTGCATGAACTTCTCCGGGTTCTCTTTTTCGAGCTTACGGAGCTGCTCGTCGGACATTTCCGAGTATGCCAGCTCGACGCTCGCGCTCGAAGCCGCTCCGCCCGCCGGGTTGATAAGCTGTGTCGGCTTCTGTACCGGGGTCAGCATGGCGATAGTCGATTGCAGGACGTCGAAACCTGCCTTTTTACCCAGCGTGATAAGGTGGTCGCGCTTGTCGGCGGTCGTCTTTCTTGCCTCGATAGCAGCATCGACCGCCGCCTCGATGCGGGAGAGTTCGAGCGTCTCGATACGGGCGACGTCGCCCTGCAACTTGGTGATCGCGTTTACCGCGTCGTCCTCGGTAGCCGTTGCGGGCAACCCGAGGGTCAGTAGGATTTTGTTCATCGAAAAAAGGGTTTGATTGTTACCGTTGTTCTCTTCCGGGGCAGGCTCCGCCGCCGGGGAGTGTGCGTTTTTGAGGAGCGGGACGATCTCGCTGTCCGCGCCCGATGCCAGCCGCAGGATTTTACCGCTCGGCTCGTATAATTGCAGGGCGTCGTCGTTGGAACCGATGTCCGCAATGGAGACCTCGACGAGCTTCGAGCGCACGACCGTTGCACGGGATTGTCCCGGCAACAGGTACTCGGTCGCCGTGCTCAACTCGACGGGCTCCAGCCCCGCCGAACACATGCGGATAAAATCCTCCTCCCACTTGCGGGCGATCTCCGCCGCAAACGGGTCTTTCATGTCGAACACGGGGGTACCCCGCAACTCGTCGCCCTCGACGCGGATATTCTCGACGCGCCCGATCGGAGTGCTCTTGCCGTCGAAACCGCGCGTGTGCATGTAGAGGAGTACCGGGTTGCGCTTGTACTGCGTGAGGTCGATTCCCGGGGTAAGGACACGGGTGCCGTAGCTGTTAAGTCCGCTCGTGTTGATGATAAAGTCTTTTGCCATTCGTCAAAAAATAGGGGACGGCATTTTTCTTTTAAGGGCTCCACCGTCCCCGTCGGTCATACTTCTAAAAAGGGTTTTTGTAGCGGGAGGCGGACTCGAACCGCCGACCTCGAGGGAATGAACCTCGCGAGCTGCCAACTGCTCTATCCCGCGATATTGTTGCGGAGGCAGGAATCGAACCTGCGACCTTGAGGGAATGAACCTCACGAGCTGCCAACTGCTCTACTCCGCGATGTTGAACGATGCAAATTTGCGGGGTTTGCAACGCCCTAACAAAAAGAGTGTAAATAGTTTGCAACCTTTTTTATTTTCACGGGGCAGTCACCGAATTTTGCATCGTGGAAAACTCCCGTTCGGGAGCACGAACCAATTAAACCGCATCTTATGAATGGCAAATAAGGTCTCCGAGGAGAAAAAGGAATTTGCCCGCGTGCTCTACATGTCGGGCGAACAGCAGAACATCATCGCCGAGAAAGTCGGCGTTTCAAAACAGACCATAAACAGGTGGGTGGCAGAGGAAGCGTGGGACAAACGCAGAGCTGCCCAAAGCGTCACACGCCCCGAAATCGTAAACAACCTGCTGCGGGCAATAAGCAACGAGGTTGAAAAGCTCAACGAAGAACGGGATGCCGAGAAAGTAGCCGGAGCCTGTGATAAACTTTCCAAACTGGCGGCGACAATAGAGAAGCTCGACAAAAAGGCGAGCGTCGTCGATGCGATCGAGGTGTTCATCGGTTTCGGCAAGTGGCTACAACACAGGGCGACCAATGACGAGGAACTCACCCCCGAACTGATAAAGGCGATCAATCGGTTTCAAGACCTGTATGTCTCGGAACTTTTAAGCACGAAAGGGCAATAATGTCAGTCGCAGGAGTAAATGACGCCACCAAACGGTGGAAAGAGTGGTGCGACAACGTACAGGCGCAGACCACCGTAAACCGGGCTGAAAGCGAGGCGGACAAGCAGGCACGCATCAAACGGGCACGGGCGGATTATGCCTTTTTCGTGAATTACTATTTCCCGCACTACACCGACGACCCG